TAGAAGCACTCATAGTAGCTGAACTGGTATAAAGAGCCAGATTAAAAGTATTGCCACCACTTGCTTTAAAATTATGTGTTGCTTGCAAAAGTTCACTCTTGAAAGACGTGCACATCGCTTGTGTTATTGCCATTATAGTCTCCTAATAATATTAGCTAGGTCTTTTTGACCTTGTTTCTCTAATTGATTGCCTATTGTACACATGTGGTTATTCACCGCTTCTTGCATATAATATGTAATCACCTTTTTGCATGTTTCTTTAAAAACATGAGCTTGTTCCCGAATGGGTGCAGGAGCCGTTTTACTAATAGAAATTATTTTATCCGTTGCCATTTTAGCAATTTCCTCTATCGTGTGCCCTCTGTTATCTGTCGTAGTAACCGCAAGATTTCCAACTTCTGTTTCTGAGTTAAGTGAAAACATTAGTATTTCTTAGGTTCCACAATTCCTTCTTGTACTTGTCCGTCGTGCCTTCCCACTAATCCTATAGGGATAGCCTGTTGCTTTTCAACTTCTGACCACCTACAAATTTTTAATTCATCATTCATCATATAAGTAACAACAGGATCTTCAAGTCTATGATACCCATACAACTTTTCCTGTATAGGTACATCAGCGTCTAAAAGTCCAGACGTTAAAGCTACTTGGACAATAATACCTGCGTCTATGCATTTTGCCAACCAAAATTCACAACAGCCTCGTCCTTGCTCCGCAAAGTATAAATTGCCTTTATAAGTAAAATCGGCACCAAACATACTGACACCACCTACTTTATTCCATAAAGCAAAAGCAATCGCATAAGAAATAGTATTATTAAAGTATCCACAGTCTAATTCTAAGGCTATACTTTTTATCGGATATTCCTCTAATACAGGTACTCGTTTATCTAATTCACAGGTATAAATAGGATAATCAGCCATAGGGAGAGTTTCCTTCATCATCATTGTCATATTCCCAGCATCGTCTGTATCAAAGAAACGACTAACGGGATCCATCACAAATGCTCTATCTATTCTTTTTAAAACCCCTATCATGGCGTTAATAGCCCAAACTTCATCAAATTTTTTACTATGTGTGATCATTTTATGATAATCCAACTGACTATTACCCATAGCAATAATAGCTATGTTTTTACCTTCTAATTCAGGAAGTGGTTTCATCCTTGAATTCCTCGAATATTATCATATCTATATTCATCTCTATTCCCTAATGTTTCAAACATTGCTTTTAGGCTATTAATTGCTGCTCCAAATCGTGCTTCAAACATCTGAGTTTCTGAAAGTTCAAGCTTTAAAAAAGTAGATGCTTCTACTAAACTTCCATAAAGTAATGCATCAGGAGCATTTGTTCCTAACCAGCTAGTTCCATCTGAAGAAGCTGTAATAGATTCAGGTCTATAAATATAGTGAAGTTCAAATGTAAAATTGCTATTTGGTGTAGGAGCTAAAATAAAAGTATCATCATCAAATTCTGCGTAATATAAAGGTGCTCCTGTTGTAGCTGCAGCTGGGGTGTAGTCTCGTATAAATGTGACTTGTTTTAATAAAAGATAAGTATAGTTACTATCACTATCTAAAACTGCTAAACTTAAAGGGGTTAAATAATCAGTTGGGGTTGCTAAATAAGTGTTTCCTGACGTACCACCTCCTGTTACGTTTTTACGAAAAACAGGAATCTGTACATTTTTTAAAATTCTTTCTTCAGCTTCTTTAATAAATACAGGTAGATTATTAGTGAATGTAGTATCATCACTTTCTACATAATCTCCTATTGCTGTTTTTAATGTTGTATATGTCCAACTCATGATGTTTCTATAGTTAGTGTACCTACTTCCCCTGTCATTTTAAATGGATCGTCCAAAGTATTAGGAAAAATAGTTCCAATAATATCGGCTGTGGAATCTGGTCCTTCTGTTGTTATTTTTCCTCGAGACCGAATATCAGCTTTATCAACTCTAGGGTCATATAAAGCTTCTGCTACTAAAACTTGTGGGGTTGGGTCTAATTGTGGCTGTTTAGAATCAAAACATTCAGGGCATGCTTTAAAATTATTCCATTGTTTTCTAAGGTCTAAATAAGGATATGTGAAACCACATATATCACACATTCCTAAAGCATATTTTCCTTTTGCATAAGCCATTAATATGTTCTCCCTGGAACTATATAAAAACTTGTTCTTCCTTGATCACCTGCCACTGCTCTAGCAAAATCTTCTTCATATAAAGGTTTTAAAATTGATATTCTTTCAGGACTTTTTTTAACCGCTAAATAAAAAGCAAGTCCTGAAACCATTGGGGCTATAAAACGACTGGGTAAATCAGGATCATTAACAGAAGTACTAATATCGTCCATACGTTGAATTCTATTAGATAGAAAAATATCTGTAGAATTTTCTGGAGTTGGCCAAAGATAAAGAATAGGAGTAGTTTGTCTATCTACAAAATATTCAATAGGTCTAGCTTTTGTTTCTTTTGTAGGAATATTTAAGTACTCTTCCCTTCCTACACTTGTCATTTGAATATCGGTAACAGTAGATCCTATTGTTCTACGCAACACAGCATCAAGAATATCTAAATCATAACTATTTAAAGTATAGTTTGCTGTGCCCTCTGTTAAAGTTAAACTTACTTGAGCTATAGTCCATACATTAACTCCTCGATTAGCCCAGTCTGAAAACATGATATTCATAGAGCGTCGGGCTGACACTGCGTCATATCCTGTACGCAATTCCAACCCAGCTAGCTCATATGCCTCTTCCATGACGGCTGCTGTATCAAGACTAAAAGTTTTAGTTCCTGACGTTGCCATTACTTATGATCCTGGTGCTTCGTAATACTTTAAAAACTCACACCAAACCGTGTATTCATTTCCTGCATCCGCAGTAGAAGGTATCACGAAAACTACGTCCCCTGTATAACCTGATGCTGCTGTATTCTTTAAACCACCAAACTCACTAAAATCAAAAGAATTATCATAAGATAGTGTTAAAAAAGTTACGTCAGTGGTAGCATCCCAGTCTAAAGATGCAGGTGCATCAGGTGATCCGCTTACCGTGTACCAAATTTTATTTAAAGAAACATGAGCGCACGACTCACCGTTTATTGTGGATGTATTCAATGCAGAAACATCCACTAATGTGGTGCTACTTGCATTTCCATCTGAATAAACAGAACAATAAACAATAAGCTTTTTATCATAATCATACTGGTTAGTAGGACCTGTGACTGAATTAGCCATAAGTTACCTCCTATTAAGCGTCAGCAAATGGTGTTACTAAAGTTCCTGAGCCTAATAATTGGGCTGCAACATGATATTTAGCACTTGCTATAGCAGTTACAATAACAATACTACCTACTAATCCGCCTTTCGTTGTACCGTTTTGAGTAATAACATCATTAGATGAAGCAGAAATAAAAGTCTTACCTGCTGCACTGTCATCAAGACCAGTGTATGCACCACCAACAAACTTATCTGTACCATCCGTTAAAATATCCATATCAGTTGCAGCAGTTACTACTACAAAAGTGAATTGAGCACCTAAGTTATTTAGTTGGCTAGGATCTGTTTCATCTGTAGGGGTTGTAACAACAATACTGGGTAAAGTAAATTTACCATCGGCATCATTAGTTAATAATATTCTACCAGCATGTGTTGCTACTGTAAGAGTAGTGTCTGCTGTTAAACTAACAGTAGATTTATATCCTGCGTTAATAAATCCAGCAAGAGATCTTACTGGACCTGAAAAAGTTGATTTAGCCATCGTTTCCTCCTAACTAAAACTGCTGTATCATCTTGGAGTACGTCTGCCGAGTCAGTTGATACAACGTAATTATCTCGGGTTAAAAATAGGGGAGGATTACTCCTCCCCTAATTATTTTAGGCTCCTGGTGAACCATAGATACCACGCCAGTCACTAAAGCCGAAGCTATAGCGTTCTCTTGCCTTATATCTAACATTTCCACTTTCAAAATCACCTTCCATACCACTAGAAACAGGGGTACGAATAAAATGTTTTAATCCGTTAGGAACATCAGTTATAAGGAACCAAGCGTCAGAATCAGTAAGGTAATGATTAACTGAATAACCGCCTGAGACTAATCCCATATTGCGGAGAGCGTTAATATCATTATCTGCCGTACTGACACGACCTGGAGTGTTAAGTAAGCGATCCGCTATAAATTGCAAAGCCGAAGGAATTATTAATTTCTGCGACTGAGCATTTATCTTAAGAGATCTTTCGTCTTTAAAAGCTGCAATATCAATCATTGCTTGCTCTAAAGAGGTCTCATTAAGATCAGCTGCCGTACTTGGTTCATTCGCTAAATCACCAGCAGTTAAAGTGGGGTGATCAGTAGCCAAAAGGGCTTTACCGTCACCACCAGCAGTTGCGCCAGCTGTGAATCCGTTATTTAAAACGTTCGCAGCTTTTACTTGCTTGGTTTGATGCATCGAACGTGCCAATGCACGAGTATATCGTGCTGACAGCGAATCATACAGGTTATCTTCCATTGCTTCTTCTGTTAAAGAGAATGCTAATGCAATAGTTTCATGTGTATATCTTGCCGTATATGTTTCTTGGGCATAGTCATACACTACTGCTGAACCTTCTCCTTTAACTGGTGCTTCCCCAAAACCCGAGAGCATTACCTCTTCTTCAAACGCACGATCCGAAGATTCTGTGTCAAAGATTTCAGCATGTTCATCTGGGTATTGATCGTACTCCAGCCCAAAAAGAGCATTAAGACCAGGAACTAACTCTTTTACAAGTTGTGCTCTGTTAATTGCCATAATTTACTCCTATTAAACTGCGAATACGCTAGTTGGGAAAGTGAAAAAGCCACGGGCATACGCTGCAATTGCATTACTAGGGGTTAATTTATACCCTATATGCAGTGCAGTGCCAGAGGAAGTTGTTGCTGTTACGCCTTCCTTAGAACGTCCAGAATTACTGTCCCCAGCTGTTGTGCTGAGGGTGTACTTACTGCCTATGAAAGCTACAGTGGGGGTTCCCGCTGTAAATTGTGCTTCATAGACAATACCTGGATCATTATAAACAAGGGCTTCAGCATCGGCACTTCCTAATGTAGCTGTATCGGCTGGCCAAATTTTTGAAAAAGTTGGGTTACCAGAGCTATCATTATAATACACGCCATAAAATACACCTACAGGAGTACTAGTCGCCGAGCCTTGAGTTATATATCCAGAAGCAAGTGTAACCATGTCACCGCTATAAATAGCTGTGTCATATGCACTCTGGATTCTCATTCTTGCAGGACGAATAACACCACCATATAAATGATAAGCAGGCGTAAATCCGTCAGGATCGTTTATATTTGCCATTTTACTTTACCTTATATTAAAGTGTTAATCTTCAAGAGGAAGTTTCCTCATTCTTTCTACTGCCAAACGTCGTACGACTAAATCGTTGAGGTTTGTCTATAGGCATTATGGGGTTACTTTCTCTCATTAACTGAGAATCTACTGCGTCCATAGTAGCTTCATTTACTTCTTTGTAATAAGCTTTTCTTTCCGCAACTATCTCCTCAGGGATCTTGGCTAAAATCAATCCACCCACTCCAATAATTCCAGCGTGTTTTCCATCCTCAATAGTAGGAGCTTCAAAATCTGGATGATCTGAGGCTCTTACAGGTTCAAATCCTTCACGAACACGTTTTGACATATTCGATTTGTCTTCTTGATTGAGAATACTTTCACGTATCCATCTGTATTTATAGCCAGCTGGTGCTTTTGGAGCATCTAAACTGGAAGGGGGTTGCCAAGGTTTTCTGCGAGTCTGAGTTTCTCGTGTCTCGGCAGAACGATCATTACGTTCTGTGTTGATTTCTGTGTCTACTGTTTCTGTCATTTTTTATACTCCTGGTTAAACATGCTTAGCATATTCTGATAGAGGCACACCTAGCTTCTTCGCTATTGCGACTTGGCTAGACGTGAGTTTAACTTTTCTAGGTTTGTTGACTGTAGTTGCACCTATGCTACCACCTGCAACAGTTTGAAGAGGTTTATTATCTTGTTCAAATTTATGTGGAAAAGCTTCTTTTATTTTATTATCTAATACTTCATAGTATTGATCAGTAGCAGGATTAATTCCTTCATCCTCTATTAATTGTCTATGAAAAGCAAAAGCAGAAGAAGTCATAGCCACATCCTGTCCAAACCAGTTATTACGTTTTGCCCACTCTTGAGCTTTTGGATCAGCTGGAGGAGGCATTCGCATTTCTTGGTTTTGTAGTTGAATTGCTTCATTTTCAATTTGTCTTTCTTCTCTTTCTTTTTGTAATCTATTTAAACTTTCTGATTCTACAGATAATTTGGCTAACTCTTCTTGAGCGTCAATTAATTTATCGGTATCGTTTTCTTCATGTGCTTGTTTTAAATTTGTTTTGGCTCTGGCTAATTGAGAATCTACTCTTGTGTTATATTCGCTAAATAAATTATTGTCTACTTTAGATAATCTTGTTTTTGTATCGGTTAATTCGTTTTTTACACTTTCTGCATATTTTAGTGCTGCCTGTTCACGCCTTTCGGCTTCACGCATTTTATAAGTAAGCTTATCAATACGTTTTTTAACAGAATCACTATATTCTGCAACCTCCTGATCATGCTCTTCAGAAACTTCTTCTACTTCTACTGGTTTTTCTTCAACTGCAGAAGTCTCTTTCGTTTCCTTTTCTTCATTATCAGAAGGAATTTCTATTTCAACTTCTTGGTTTTCGTTGTCTTCTACAACGTCTTGCATGGGTTTTTCCATGTTCATAGTCCTCGATGATAGCGTGAAATTATAGAAAAGTAAATCATCCTGCTAAAATATCCTCAGGATCATTTATCACTGCTAAAATTTCATCGTCGTTTAATAAACGCAAGTCCCCTCCTTCGATTTGAATTCGAGCACCTGCGTACCTACCAAAAATAATCCAATCTCCTTCTTGACACCATGGTCCTTCGGGAAATTTACGCTTATCTTTGTATGCATCTGGACCAAGCTTCACTATATAACCAACTACTGTTGCCAGTCGTTCTTTATCTACTGTTTGCTTAGCCAAATGAATTCCTCCTCTTGTCACTTTTCCTGTAACAAAAGGTAATATTAAAATTCTGTATCCTGTAGGAGTAGGAAGTTTTGCCTGTAAAGAAGAATCTTTCTGTAGTTTTTCAGGAGTAAAAATCTCTTCTTTCAGTTCTGGTTCTTCAGAACTGAAATTTTCTACAAAATCTGGAATAGCTATTGTTTCTTTTTCTTCTGAACCAAATTTAGTTACCGTCTTCATCTTCTATTTGCATCCTTTTGTGCAGGTCTATTATTTCTTGTTCGGCAAAATCTAGACCTGAATGTTCACCAACAATCCTTTGATATTGTGCATAATCCTTAGCACTTCCACTAACAAGCATATCAGAAAGCTCTTGTTTACGCTTTCTGTATTGTTTGAGTAGAAACTCTGTCGTTTCTAGCCAATCCAATTACTTATTTCCTTTCTTTTTTTCTTTTTTGGAGCCATAAAGTTCTTTGTCCCCTGGACGAATAAACTTATCTGGATCTCCTCTAAATATGTCACGTCTGGCTGTCATTCCTGGCATGTCTACTCCTTAATAAAATTTAGTTGTTTTTCTACGATCATCCATTACTTCTCCGCAGGCTCTAGCAATTTCAGCTTTCACTGGTCCACCTTTATACATACGCTTGGTTTTCCCACCAGCTTTATCAAGTGAAATAGCGACTGCCTGTTTTTGAGGGTAGCCTTCACTCGCCAGCTTACTGATGTTGCTGGAAACAGTTTCTTGTGATGATCCTTGTTTAAGTGGCATTATTTTTTCTTAACCTTTCCACCGCCACCGTACTTCTTAACCTTTCCTCCACCTGAAAAACCTGTTCCTCCTTCCTGTGCTTGTCCATAACCTCTTTGTTTCCTCTTCGGCACTGGTGGTATATAGGGTTTCATATAAGTGCCTACTACGTTTCCTCCATGAACATAACCTCTTACATTAGCATCTTCCTTTTCTAGTTTTTTTGAACGTTGGTCTTCGGTTTCAGATTTAACTTTTCCTCCA